AATATATAGATTATTATTTATATATAAAAATAATTCCTTACATTTGTGATGTAAAGTTATATATAATCACCATATATTATCAAGAAAAAATGGATATATTCGCGCCATGGTCGGTTGGATGAGTGGTTTAGTCGGTGGTCTGCAAAACCATATACCTCGGTTCGAATCCGGGACTGACCTCATATTTGCAATTCTTTTCTGGGGTGATAACCAATAGGTGTATGGGGTTTCTTGTACACCTATTATTTTATCAATCCGAATCTTTTCAACAACACGAATAATACAACCAATATACCTAAGATCGACATAAAGATAATAGCCATCGGCCACCTTGATTCCTCCTTATCGTCTATATCCTTATGCTTGATGTCTGTCTTCTTATCAATATCCTCAATACCGGTGATCGTCTTATCAACGCCAAGGGAATCGGTCGTCACCGTGCTATCCCGCCGGCCGATGACGATATGAGCGTCCGTCTGGGAGGACACGGGTCGCTCCCCAGTGGATGGATCCACCTCCTTCGTAGTATCGAATTTCCTCTCAGTTATGACAATATCAGCATTAAGATCAGATGTCCTGATCTCTACGATCTTCCGGTCCATGACCTCATCTATCATCGTCTCTATCCTGCTTATCAAACGATTATCTATAGACGTGTCGCTAACCTGCCTCCTGCTTCCACAAGAGGACAGGAATAGCGACAGACCTAAACAAAAAACAGCCTTAAGACTTATCCTTAACCTCATCATCGGCAATCCTCCTTATATCGTCAAACGTCTCATCAGGTATGTTCTTGGAGAAGCTAAACATCTTGAATACATTTATCCTCTTAAACACGGCCTTGAACACCTTAACCAGATAAGCGTCAGCGAAAGTATCCCCTATGGTATTCAAGAAAAGCATGACATATCCCACAAGGGCTATATACACACCATATTTGGTTACGGTAAGTATCATACTAGCCTCCTCCTCGATCGGGTATAACGTCTTATATATAACACATAATGTCATTACTATAAAACAAGACAAAGCGAACTCCTTAAGAATATCAGTAAACCTGACCTCCCTAAACCATCTCTTGAAACTAAACCTCCTCCTACGGCTTCTACGGAGCTTCCAGCCCCTTACGCTTTGCGCTAACCTAGCCAAGAAATTCGCTATTAATACTATAAGTAATACGGTCAATAAATGGTGTACTGGCTGGAAATAAGCCCAACAAGAGGCACCATACGCAAGCGCTATATTCCATAAAGCCCCCACTCGCTCTATCATGTCTTTGTCTTTCATTTTATACCATATACGCAAAGTTAACTACTATACCATTAAGTACCTAAAACACCACAGCATGTATACCGTTCCTAGTATCAAGGCTATCAAAATGCAACCAATTCACCTTACCCTCAAGCCTAAAAGGATATGGAAGCATATCCTGATGATCTAAAATCAAACCTCTGGCTTGTTCCGCCGTCATCGACTTGACATCGAAATCACCGGCCTTACCCAATACATGAGCGGATAGATAAACATCCTTCTTATCCTTGACGATCTGGCACATGTTGCATCTAAGACCACGTTGGGAAAACTGTCCTTGCTTGTCCCAATTATTACAATACATAGGCTGTTTGATTATATCCCTCCGTAATATAAGAAGATTATGGAGAAACGCTGTATCAAGAAACTGCCACGATCTGTCCTTCCACTTATTGTATGTATGAGGACACACCAATTCCACTATATCAAAATACGAACCTAGTTCTTTTATAATATCATTTCTATTCATATTATCAATTTTTAAAGTAATGCAAAATAATAATACCACGATAACCTGATCCTCCTCGACCGCTCGTAGCTCCACTATTAGACGCTTTAGAGGCTCCTCCTCCACCACCTCCATAATAAGTGGCATCATCTCCATTTTTACCATTAATAGTAACACCCTCAATATCCTCGGCTCCAGCTCCATCACCTCCTCCGTGATTGCCACCTTTACCTCCGGATAAAAAGCCTGTATCCCATCCTCTTGTATAAGCTCCCGATCCACCACCAGCTCCCATAGGGTAAGGATAACGATCAGGATACTTATTATTAAAAACATATGATCCATCTTGCCCTGGATTTCCCGGGGAAGGATCATGACCATCCTCTTTAACTCCATATCCGCCTCTTCCACCTTTACCGGCAATAGCCTGATATATACCGAATATACTATCACCACCTATATCTCCTACAACCACCCTATATGTAACACCTGGATTTACGGGTATAGTCCCAGTTAGTACACCACCTCCGTTACCGCCACTCCCGGCATTATATACATCGGAATATTCTCCATTAAGACCTCCGGCGACCAACGCGAACTCAACCTCATAGACCCCATCAGGAACCGCCCAATATCCATTATCCTGAGGAGATAGCTCCTCGAATACCTCTATTATCTTCCTTTTGGGTAACATCCTTCTTCTCATCATAAAGCAAATAGGATTTTACCCCCCCCCAAATTTAGTTTTAAAATATTGATATTCATAATATTATTCTGGTTTAATCGTCCATCTCTGGGCGTAGTTATTTTTTAGCACATATATCTTCTCCATAGGTGTAGCGGGAGACCCGTTGGACGAGCCTTTCACGAATCCCTCTGGGGCCTGCTCCGTGCCGGAAGGACGCTGGTTTTCGGTTGGATAAGCAGCAATATACATGCTTACCGAAAGACTATAGAACTGGTTCCTCTTCCCATCCTTAGCCACGGATGTCATAGTAATCTGATCCCATCCTACAACAAGGTCGTAGAAAGAGTTCACGAAATCATCTGATCTTTTTTGGCTATGAGTGGATGCATTCACGTTAAACCATGTAATAGCCCTCATCTCATAAATATAATCCGGAAGCTTATCCATTCTAAGACTATTGCTATGAGCTGCAACGAAACTAGTAAGATGTTCCAATCCCCTTCCAGACATATTATCATCATTCCAACCCGTCCTCCTTTCTCCATTTACCCAGTCATCTAAAAAATAAAAATCAGTAATATTAGGATTTATCTTATCTACCTCGAAAAAAGGAAGGGTATTTATATCAAAATAATTCCACATATCAGAAGGGCCAGGATGTATTTTCAACGAAGTTAATTTAGGAAGATCATTAAACTCCTTTATATACCTATCCAAATAACATGAAGACAATTCAAGGGTTTGAATATTTTTCATATTTTTTATATTCCTTATCCCGCTAGATTCTATATCCCTAAGATCAAGCATATTAAACATATTTAAATAATATACCTCTGTCTTACTGGTTATAGCCTCAGGAATTACGGTCATTCTTTGCCCTATATTTTGAAGATCGATATAAGTTAGCTTTTTGGATCTTGACAACTTGTCTACAGGTATACCGTCATTAACATACAGCGTATGGGATACGACCAAAAATTCAAGACCTGGAATATCTACGATCGGGAAAGCCGTCATCTTACAAACTTGAATATTGGCATAATAAATATCACAAGTAAAATCTATCGACACAGCCCGTTGTACGTCCCTCCTTCCATCAGCGTAAAGATGATTATCCACGGGTACGTATTGCGATCCATCCTCCTTCCTGAACCACCACGTAGTATTGGGATTTTTCCTGTGTTGTATTGCCAAAGAACGGAATATGATACAATATTTATCCTGCCCTTGTACCTTGGTCATAGGAAACTGTTCCTTTATTCCATCCCCCCAATCCACATTAGCCATACCGGGCTTTCTGGATATAAACTCAACATACGTATTAAAAGGATTACCAACGACAGGATCAGGTACATAATTATAATCATCGGTATAATAATTTCTAAGTGCCCTATCCCATGTAGTGAACCACACGAACTTGTTGGATGATGCCTCGTATTTATATAATGTCTTAGCCATTACCTATCTTGTTAAAATATTCTACAATAACATTCCTGTCCAATCCCATAGAATCACATAAATACTCCCCTTCTGGTTGACCCCCAAACGATAATACCTTATCCGTATCATGAGCTAAAACATCTCCATTGCCTACAAAGGTACGCCCATCGTCAAATACGATAAGCTTATATGGCTTATACAACCTCGTGTCAATATCAGAAGATCGTATTGACCTTAACACCGAAGCCTCTGGTGCCATACTAAACCTCCATCCATAATTATTCATAAGCACATAAACCATCTCCATAGGAGTCGACGGAGAGCCATTAGACTGACCCTTTATAAAACCAGAAGGTGCCTGTAATACGCCACTAGGCCTTTTATCAGAAGGACTGGAAGCCGAATACATAAGTAAATACAATCCATAAAACTGATTCCTTTCGCCATCAGAAGCAGAGGAGGACATAGTGAGATAATTAAACCCCATTACCTTATCATATAATGTTGATATAAACGTATCACATCGACTTTGGGTTGACAAGCAGAAATGCATATAAAAGCTATTCATAGACCTCATCTCATATATATAATCCGGGAGATTACTTACATCTATATTACTATAACTATGTGAAGCGTCGAGACTCTCAATGTTTTCCAACCCCTTACCACTCATATACGGATGCCAACTTACAACAGATCCATACCATCTGTTTATATGACTGAAAATCTTTAAACTAGAATTTATCCTATCCACCTCATCCATAGCCGGGCATGTATTAGGATCAAACGATGGCATAGCCACTCCCGGGGATATATATAATTCTCTTAGCTTGCTAAAAGACAGCCATTCCCTTGGATATACCCTAACCCTTCCACCAGCTAAATGCAATATCTCCAAATTAGGCCACATGGAAGGGAATTTCCTTATATTGGAAGCTTCGGTATCACTAAAGTCAATAGACTTGGACAAATTCAGACCTTTCAATTTAGTTAGTCTATTCCAATCCTCCGGGATGGACGTCAACGTATCCACACCAAACTCACTTAATGTTATACGCTCTATATTTACCGATCTCATTATCCTATCCTTTGGTATATCTGTTATGGTACGATCCCCAGGAATACTTATAATTATATTGATAAGGCTAGGCATATCAAGTATAGGGAAACCTACCATCATAATCCTATAGGATTCCATCATCGTAACATCATTGGTAAAAGACATGGATATCACACGCTCCTTATCCATGCCATCATCATAAGTATGATTAGGGACAGGGATATACTCACTCCCGTCATCCTTATAAAACCACCATGGGTGACTGTCGGGATTCTTATGATAACTTATATCCCTTCTCCTGAACATCAACCTATATTGACCATATATAGATCCACTCCTAGCCTTTACAAAAGGGAATTGCTCTTTATTCCCATCTCCCCAATCAACCTCGCACATGCCGGGAGCATTAGAATAAAATCCTATAATCTCATTATAATTATTACCATCCAATATAGGATCAGGCACGTCATCCGTGATATCATCCCTGTTGATACCCCTGAAAGCGTGCTTGCCCTTGGTGAAAAAGGTTATAGATCCGTTGTTCGTATCCTTACACATCAATTTCATACCTCTCCCTCCTCTATTCTCCTGAAATACTCGACAACCGGCGAGCTGTCCAATCCTAGATCGTTACAGATATCTATGGCCTCGTATTTGTCGGCGAAATTATACTTACTCATATTATCATCCAATACATCTCCGCTGAACACGGATACATGGCCGTCCTTTACGCCAAGGACGAACGGGGTAATCCTAGCCTTCCCAGCCCGCCTTGCCCTCGTAAGGGCGGCCTTAGAAGCCGGGGCAGGGGCCAAGACCCATGTCTGCCCGTAGTTATTGGTAAGCACATACACCTTCTCCATAGGCGTCGTAGGATTACCATTACCAACCCCCTTGACAAACCCATCAGGAGCCTGATAAACGCCAGACGGTCTCTTATTAGTAGGGGCTACGGCATCATATAAATCTAAGGTAAGTTTATAAAACTGATTCCTGTTACCGTCAGAAGCCGTCTGTGACATCGTTATATAATCCCAGGACATCATCTTATCATAAAACGTGTTAACGAACGTATCAGCCCTCTCCTGCGTATTTATAAATTTACCACCATCACGCAAATTCCATATCCTAAATTCCCTTATCTCATACAAGTAATCCGGAAGATCGTCTACCGACACCACACTTGAAGAACAATACATAATATGGATCTTATTTAACTTCCCTCCTACTAAATCCTGTTTCCATGAACTACCTTGAGCCATAAAAGTAACGCTTTCCTTATCATCCCCTACCTTATCCACCTCATCAAATACAGGTATGTTATTCCTATCGCTAATGATACTTATACTCGCAGCTGGAATAGAATTAAAGGCCGGATCATAAGAAGGGATGTTACACCAGTTGAAGTTAAAATCAGTAAGATTCCTCCATTCAGAGAACCTTCTCCAATTAGAATCAGGATTATCAGCGAAATTAAAAACACTGTTACATCCGAAATACCTCAGATTTTTCATATTTAAAAAACCTTCCGGCCAATTGTCCCAAACACCAGGATGAGAAAAAGCCCCTATCTGTATATTACGAAGATTAACGCTCTTACCTATCCTGTCATATGGGATATCACCATTTTTAAGAACGGATCTGGCCATAGCCAAATAAGTTATATCAGGTAGATTAACTATAGGAAACTCATGGAGGACAATACCATCCATATTGAACTCCCCATCGATTACGTTAGAGAACCTCATCGTAACCTCCCTACGCCTGATATCGCTATACTTATGTGGAGGAACCGGTATATACTGAGATCCATCCTCCTTCCTGAACCACCATGTAGTATCGTCAGGATTCTTTTTGTACTCAATATCTAAAGACCTGAATACTATCCTATAACTACCGTCAGATATCTTGACCAAAGGGTATTGATCCTTTGTCCCATCACCCCAATCGACGTCCACGAGTCCTGGATTGTTTGCCGAGAACCTGAGATTACGATTAAAATTACCTAAATCTACTATCGGATCAGGCACATAATCAGCATTCCTCCCATTATAACAAGGGAACCTATCCTCGTTAACATAAAACGTCACCGAGGACAGGGTCGTATCATATCCTACTAAAAATCCCATATCAACTAATTGAGGTTATATCATAAGACACCCATTCCTTGTATCCGTTAACCATCTCATATACCTTGTTGATGGTCTTGCATACGACAGCGAATCCGATATCCACGTTAGGGAACTTCTCGTTAAGCTCATCTATCGTAAGTTCCTTGGTTATGCTCTCGTCCCATTTACGCATTTCCTTTACCTCCATAAGGATCGGTTTACCGGTTGTGCCTACGCTCATTACCCACTCACCCTCACGATTGGCATCCGCCAGATCCGGGAAGATCGTAACACCAAAAAGATCGGAGAGGGTGAAGGTCTCACCGGTACGGGTAAAGGACGCCGCCGCCCCGGGGGTAAGAACCACCTCGTTCACGGCCAACAGGCTCGTAAGTTTCTTGGCTCCTCCTGATACCGTGGCGTTAAACACGACAGTAACATTACCGGTAGCGCTATTAACGAACTTGATCTCATCCTTATCGCTATTTATAGCTTGTAAATGTGATCCAGATACGATATTCACGATCTCATAGTTCTTGTCATAAGTGCTTTGCAACGTAACATTACCATATCTTGTATCAATCAACGTAATCCACTTAGCCTTACCACCTACTATCTCTACAAGCTTATAAAAAACGTTATTACCATCAGCGTCAACCCATCTAGCTATAGCACCCGGGGCGAAATTAGTCACCTCCCGATCTTGAGTATAACTTATAGTGCTTTCCGTAGGCTTGTTAGCCAAAGTAACGTAAAGACATTGCTCTACATCGGCCTCCATCTTAACTATCCCAGCACCATCGTAATAATAATCAGGCACGTTTTTCTCTCGTATCAACAGGATGGTACCTTCCTTAAGCTTGTCGGCATTGGTAGGATCATCCACGAAAGACTTCATCTGGATATAAGTATCGAAGATAATAGACGTACTCTTATCCTCTATCTTCTGATTGATATCATTGACAATATTATTAATCTCGTCTTTCGTATAATAAGGAGATAAATCAACCTTCGGACCTTCCTGCTCTAGAGCTTGATTCCCATCCCACCAATAATCAGGGACATCCGACTCGCGAATCCAAAAGCTATCGCCAATACGGAGCTTAGCCGTGTTCTCCTGAACCGCCAGCCACTCATTCATGGCATCGACCGTATCAAAGATATACGCCGTGTTCTTGCCCTCAGCTATACGTCTTACGACAGCCAACTCGCTCTCGACATCGCTAAGTCTTTCCTTTATATTATTGATCTCTCGCTCTAACTTATCATAATTATCCTCCTGATCTATAGCGTCACCGATGGACATATAAACCTCGTTAGTGAGCTTATTGTAGGTAACACGAGCCACCTTCTCGTAGGATGTCTTATACGTAGATGAACCCTTACTGGTATGACAAACAAAATCATACGTATTTTGATACACCACAGATCCACCGGTATTGATGAAATTATATCCGTCTTGGCTCATAGTACCGCCCTTGTAACCCACAAGTTCAAAAGAACACTTACCTGTACCTATAGAAGCGAACCATGTAGCATAAGCCATGAATTGCGTCTCATCCGGCAATGTGGAATAATGCTGTGCCCTTAGATCCTTTACCGACATCCAAACACACTCCTTACCAGACCCGGTGTTATTACCACCCCATTTAAGCACGCTCCTTACGGACTCATCACCGTTACCGGGACCATTATAACCAACACCAAGATTATCGATAGTCGGGACATTCGAGTTGAGAGCCTCTGTCATGGTATCCAAATCCCTTCCCGAACTCTCATCCCATAAATACCTGAAAGTAACATAATCGACATCCCCGATCTTAATTCCTCCGGTATTACTGGGATATGTCTTTGTAACTAACTCATAATACCATTTGCCATCACGAAAGGTAGCCCTTATCCTCTCTACTTGCTTGGGGGATATAGAGACATATGATCCGCCAACGGAGATATTATCACCATCAACCGCTCTAGAGGTACCGTCCTTTGGATCCTCGGGATCTACGGGGGTGTAGATCGTAGCCTGCTTATCTCCGGCATTGATAACAACTATATAATAGCTGTCCCCATCAAGACCCTCATCATGAGCCATGGTTACAAAGCCCTGCTCGCTATCCGGCCTCCATTCAACGACAACCATATGCTTATCCATAGGTATACCGGAAACGCTGTTAACGTAGTTGGTTGACGACATGAAAATGGCATGATCATCATAAGCCTCATCAACACGTTGATGCTTAGTAGCCAATCCGTCAAGACGTGATATCTCAATGGGGTCAGTTACCTCGATTCCATTATAATCATACCACTTATATCCGATCATCGTATTCTCACGACGATATTTCCTTTTCCTTATGACCTCACCGCCGGCTAGGGCGTCAATCATATAATAATCATTACATACCTTAACCATAGCCTTGATATTAACAGGTTTGACATAAACAAGCCACGATAGTAGCGCCATCGGGGATGGAGGTCAGCGTGGTCCCTACAGGGTAGGTCGGGGAGGATGACTCCATCACCATCAACGACGTCCGCTCTACGACCATATTGTTATCAATCAACCGGCTCCCCTCCACATAGAACCGGCCATCGGCCACCTCATAGCACTCTCGCACCGGAACCATATGTCTTTGGCTCTTATCCGCATAATCACAGATCGTCACCTTAGCCCCATCCGGTATAGACGTAAGCTCATCACCTACATTGTAATCAGGATGATCAGAGTACACGACATACAATATAGACTTAATATCCTGTAACGCCGGATTGACTGTCCTGAATCCCTTCAAATGTATCTTATGACCACCGATCTCATAACAATCATCCACGCCCATGATATTAAGATCACAACTGATAACCGTCCAGCCGTTAATAACCGTCTGCGTAGGGGTAGTATTGATAGGATGATCGGGGTCGGTAGACTCAACGATCTTATAGTCGAAAGTCTTTACATCCAGATTTCCGTTCAACGACTCCTGTCTCCTGATCTTCACCGTACCCTTTCCGGTATCATAACAAGTCTCAGTGGTATCGATAAGTCGATCCATATAATCCGGCTCCTCGCATTCGATACGAGCGAAATTAGATGGCAAAGAGGTATATTGAGAACCAACATGGATATCATTATCTGTAGAACTCAATACATGATGATTATACGACCTAACATGATTTAAAGGGTTGATAACGTAAGTGGATTTAATCCTTACCGATCCTCCCGGTGTCGAGTAACATTCTATCGCATTTCTGGTAATACGATCATCCAACCTTTCTAGAGCACACCTTTCACGGATAAAATCCGCAGGGATATTATTTATCCTATTTCCTAGCCCATACTTATTATCAGACGAGTCCACAATCTCCCAGAACTGGTTTCTTTTCCCAAGATCACCGTCATAAGACACCACATGTCTCATGCGTACGCTTCCGGCTGATGTCTTGTAACACTCCTCGATATCAATAGGCATCCTATCTTCCATATCCGTGAAATCACAAGACACCAAAGAGAATCCGTCCGGGAGGGTAGCCAGTTCGGCCCCCGGAACGAAGCCGGCGTCATCCGATTCAAGCACCTCGAAGCGGACGTATCTTGCCTTTATCTTGGAGTCATAAGAAACCAACCTACGAAGCTTGACATTGCCATTGCCTCCGTCATAACACTCGACATAAGACCTGATGTCACGCTCCTCCATATCGTCGAAATCACAGACAGTCCTTACCCACGTATCTGGCAAGGAACTGAAGCTGGCGCCCTCAGGTTGTGACGGGTCGGTAGTCTCCAGGACTTTATAGTTCTTATCCCTAACTCCTATATTCCCGTCCCATGACGTGAGAACCTCCAGCTTCACCTTACCGGCCGGTGTCTTATAACATTCTACAGTTACCTCAATATCCCGGTCCTCCATATCCGTGAAGTCACAAACGACCTCAACCCAGTCATCGCTTATGCTGGTGATAAACTTACCTACCGGATTCTCAGGATCGGTACTTTGCTTGACGCGATACCATTCCTTTCTGGTACCCATCTCGTAATCAAATATCTTATATCCCTCTATCTGCACCCTTCCGGTTCCGGTATCAAAGCATTTAAGCACCGGTATTATCTCCCTTTGGGTCATGTCCGGGAAATCACATACTATACGACTCCATGTATCGGGTATCTTATCATACTCCGTACCGATAGGATTGCTATCGTCAGTCGTATTCACCACCTCATAATGGGATACCTCCGGGTTCAGGCGGGGGTCTACTGACTCAACGCCCTCGATCTGGACCTTGCCCCCTTCCGTGGCGTAACATTTACTTACGAATATCAACTCCCGATCGGTCATCTCCGCTATGCTACAATCTATAGCTACCCACTCGGCAGGAATCTTATCCAATTCCGTACCAATAGGCGTATCAACATCTGAAGAGTTGATGATAAATATCTTCTCGGCCAATATCTCACCCTTATTATTCATATAGGTATGGATACGAGCCTCTACCTGACCTCCCGGAGTACGATAACATTGGTTGACGATCGACACACGGGCGTCCTTGATGTTAATGAACTGATAGTCCTTTTTAGGAACCTCGCTTACAAGTCTCTTTACTCCTTTATCATCGAAGTACACGTAACACCCGTCATTCCTCATCATGACCGGATACGTCTTTCCGTCTATAACAACACCTGAGAAGTCATCTGGCGGAACGGAGAAACCCATGCTTCCGAATATAGAAGCCAGTCTCTTTAAATACTCATTTATCGCAGACATAATATCATATTTTAATTCTACTGCCTCAAAGATAACAAAAAAGGGAAGAGAATTGAATCTCTCCCCTTTAGGAAATATATGAACGCAAAAAAGGTTCTTTATTTCGGCTCAGTTACGATGGCCGGACCAAGACCAGCGGCAGCACCGATCATGTTAATCATCTCCTGAACACCCTCATGAGCGCCATAGCGTACACGTAAGATCAGATTAACCGGATCATCGGCGATAACTTTTCCGAATCCCTGAGCGTATCTATGAGGATTAATCGTGATCTGGAAGTCCACGTATTGGGCTGTTTGTTCAACACGGCTGTATTCGTTCATGAATGTCCGTCCCATGAAATCCTGATGTTTCGGGAAACCGTTGAAATGAGCGTAACCCTTCAACTCGTCATCCATCATATTACCGCCGACATGAGTACGTGGTGCTTTGCTAGACAGTCTCTCGAAGTGAAGTTGATCCCACCAGATAGGAGACCCCTCGTCAAGAGAATCAGGATAACCGCCGCTAGCGCCAACGATCTCAACGCTATCCTCTACATAAGTCATTTTATCCATCAAGCACTCTGACGGAGATAATAACATTTCCTTACCACGGAAACGGATACCGCACTTGCAGTTAGTACCAAGTTCCTGAGCCGACTCCAATTTCTTCCACATACGGTTGCGGTAGGACGCCGGAGCCTCGCTGGTGAAGAATCCCTCGAACGCCTTGTCGCACTCATCACACAACATGTTAGTATATACCGTTGTCTGGAAGCTATGCTGGCAAGCCGCAGGAGTACCGTAGTCAGTGATCTCCAGTTCCGGGAAAGCCTGTTTGATTTCCTCCAACGCACTGTTTCCGCACTCATTATCCGGGATCGTGATATAATACTTCTCGGTGGATACCTTACAAGAACCACAAGCTGACCAAGAAGCGGTACGAACCGTAGGATTCTCACACATATCGGATGTCTTAGCCACATAGTAGATAATAGCCGTAGGATTGGCCTCCACGAAAGTAGAGATCTCCTCATCCGTCAATTTCTTGGAAGTAGCGGCAATATACAAACCTGATCCCTTGATCTGACTCATCTTATTAACCGTATCGGCTACAACGTTAGGCAATGACTCCACCGTAGTAGACATATCGACACCGTCATCCTCCAAGGAGATAGAATACAGATAACCACCCTTAACCTCGGTATAGTTAGGAGGACAATCCGTACATCCTTTCATGATAGAGATAAGACGTTGAGTATAATCAGCCGGTTTAGCGCCTTTCTTCATCACCTTATAACGTGACATGCTACCCTCGATAGTCTCACGTACGATCTTCAATCCTGGATATTGGGCACGAACCTCAGCCAATGCCAGATCATCACCAGTATCGCATACCTCCATACAATAGAAGTTCACGTCCTCCGTCTCAGGCTCCGTAGCCTCGTTGGTGCATCTTGTAACCGGAGTGATATCGATATAATCAGATACCTTACCACCACCAGCGATAGGTTGATTCTTCATCCGCTCAATACACTTCAGGACGGCGGGCAACAAATCAACCTCCTCGCAAGGATCGCACTCCTCGCATTGATTTGGCGTATTATCACAATCATCCAAAAGAATGGCGTCATTGATCTCAACATGACCTTCCTCATAGCCAAGAAGCTCGAAAGCCCTGCCGGCGAGAACCAAGCGGATAGCGATACGGTCGCCCTTGGAAACTGAGAATGCCGTGTCATCCGAAACACCATTGTATCCTAAGATAACATCATCGACATAAGCATGATCTTTCTTCGGCCAAGAAGCGTAGATCTCCGTGATCTCGTTCAAGGAGAATAACGGCGTGGAAAAATCCTTATCATAGATAGAGCGGGAAGCCGCTTGTTCATTACGACCGATACGGATCTCATAACGCTTGTCGTTACGAGGCTTACCGGTAAAATCAATCACGGCCTTACAACCGTTCTCGGAAGTATCTTTAGTATCGTAAATACCGATCTGTCCTTCCTTCAAGAAGATGGAATCAACATCCACCATCTTAGCGTGTGGGGATACGAAAAGTACCCGGTCTTGCGGTCTGTGCAACATATTATCAACTTTTTAGTTTAAAAATCATTTACCTAACGCAAACATAATAATAAAGACGATCACGACAATAAAGTACAGCCATGAGTATATAAATATTAATACGGATTACATTTTTTGTAAACAAGATAAACTGAATATGCTACCACAATGAACAATAATCCATAAAAACAATTTTGATGTTTTTATATAACTATTTGATATACAAATAATTGCTGGAGTCGGAGATTTCTCCGATTCCAGAGAATAATACCAAATAATATATGCAAAAACAATAAATCCCATTATTAT